TTTTGGTTTCTTTTTAACAGGAACTGAAGGAAATATTCCAATGATAATTGGATCAATTTCTAAACATAATAATAATGATCCAAACTTGAGTGATGTCAATGCACTTGCCAGAGAAGTAAATGACATACCAAAAACACAAATTGATTATGAAAGCTCTGCTAATCCTGGAGTAACATTTAAAGAACCTAAACCAACGTATGCTGCTAAGTATCCCTATAATCATGTAACACGAACGTTTTCCGGACATACTATTGAGTTTGATGATACACCTGGTGCAAATAGAATTCACATTTATCACTCATCCGGAACTTACATTGAGATTTCCGCAGATGGCAGTCAGGCTACTCATATTAAAGGTAACAATACAAACGTTACTCTTAAAGATGAAAAAGTCTTTGTTGAAGGTAAGTCAACCATCATCGTAAAGGGAGAAGCAGAAATCTATTCAGATACTAAAATAACACTTCAAGCTCCTGAAGTAAGTATAAACGGAGGTTGATATGGTTATCGTATGTATGAATGGACCATTTGGTGGATTTGATTCTTTATACAATCAAATCAAAGACAATTTAACGCATCCTCCTTTGTTTTCAAGAATTGTAGTTCCAGACATCATTGGAACCCTCCAAGAAAAGATGTTCTCGACGGTTGAAGATATTGTTGATGCTGCAGGCAATTTAGTTGAAAGAACTAGATCTTATATCAGCAGCGTTAACCTGGAAGTTTGTCATTTACTATCACATTTAAATGACATGTCTTTCTTTGATCTAATCATTAAAGGCGTTAAAAAGATACTTGATTTTGTTGGGCTTAGTAATCTTTTTCGTTCATTCTTTCCAAAAATTTTAGGATTAGGAATATCCATTTACGATATTATTGTTGGAGGAATATCACCTAAAGAAATCTACAAAGCAATACGAGAAGCAATTGACAATGGTTTAGATGTTCTTTGGAGTTTTGTTCCAAAACCATTTTATATTGATTTGAATCTTCCTGACATTTCTTTACCTAATATCTTTCAAATGATTCTAAAACAATACAAAGACATTATTTTAAAGCCAATCATGGATTTGGTAGGTATACTTACTGACTTTTTAGATAGCATATCTTTAGGCTTATTTAGTTTTACTCTTCCTCAAGTTCCATCTATTGGTGAAATAGTCAATAAGCTTTATGAAAAAATTAAATTGTTTGCAATTGCTAAAGCCATTGATTTAAAGAATATGGTAATAGGAGGATTTAATGAGGTGATGGCTTTAGCTAGAAAAATGATGAATTTTGGAATGAAAATTTCTGATCTACTAAATGGATTATCTTTTGGTAGTCTTTCTGGATGGTTGTTCAACGCAATAGATAATATGTTTAATACAGTGAAAATGATGAGCGTTGAATTATTGATGCAAGTTAACAATATGGTTGATTCGATTTATACCTTTGTATATAAATTGATATGGGATTTTATTACGAGTTTACCGGTAATTGGTGACATTATTAAAGCTTTGTTTTTTCCAATATGTATTCCAATTCCAACTGTTCAAGATGCGGTAAACGAAGCAACGAGTGTGAGTGCTTCTGCTATTCCGCGGGTATAAATAGGAATAAAAAGAACTACTATGGATACATCTTTTCCCGATAGAAAAACTACAGCACTTCCAAAGACTGAATACTTTAGTGATTTTCTTGTCAATCTGGACGCCCATCCGGATAATATGCAAGTTGTTAAGAATCTCAATGAAAAAGCTGTAATCAGATCCATTAGGAATCTTTTATTCACAAATAAATATGAAAGACTATTCCAACCAGACATTGGTTGTGAGATAAACAAGATACTATTTGAGCCACTTACTCCAGCATCGGTGTCCGCTTTAAAGACAGTAATTGAAACCACTATTCAGAGATATGAACCAAGAGCTGGTCTTTTAGAAGTAATAGTAACTCCATATATAGAACAAAATTTATTAGTAGTTACTATTAAGTTTTTTATCTCAAATAGTCAACAGCCTGTATCTTTCACCGTTCAACTATCAAGAGTTCGATAATGGCAAATAACAGTATAAACTTAGTCAATCTTGACTTTGCTTCATTCAAAACTCAATTAAAAACTTATCTTAAATCACAAGATATTTTTAAAGACTATGATTTTGAAGGAAGTAATATATCCGTTCTATTGGACATTCTTTCATATAATACTTATACAAACTCTTTTTACTTGAATATGGTTGGTAACGAAATGTTTATGGATACCGCTGTGTTACGTGACAGCGTAGTCTCTCATGCTAAGTTATTGAATTATGTTCCACGGTCATTCAAATCTGCCCGCGCAATTGTTGATCTTACGGTATATGGTGGAAACACATCAGTTACATCAATCATTGCACCAAAGGGCACCTCGTTTACTTCTAGGGTTGGTTCTAATAACTTTGTATTCGTTACGGATCAGAACGTTATTCTTACTGGAGCTAATGGAACATATTCTGCGGAAAATGTAGATATCTACGAAGGTGATTATGTCAGTGAAAGTTTTGTTGTAAATTATGCAAATACTACTCAACGATATGTTTTAAATAGCACAAACATTGACACGGATTCGATTACCGTTGCTTCTATTGAAGATAATGGTGGCAATACAATTCACTTTACTTTAGCCACTTCACTATTAGATAAAACTAGCAATTCTCAAATCTATTTTGTTCAAGCCGCCCAAGATCAAAAATATGAAATTTTATTTGGTGATGGTATTAGTGGTAGAAAACCAAAAGATAATGCTGTTGTCTTGTGTGAATATCGTGTAACAAATGGTGAAATTCCTAATGGTGCATTTAAATTTATATCTGACGGCGCTATTGGCGGACTATCAAACGTTCAAATTGGCACAGTTGCTGCAGCAATAGGTGGTTCAGTTAATGAATCAATTGAATCTGTTAAATTTAATGCTCCACGTTATTTTACGGCTCAGGAAAGAGCAATCACTACTGAAGATTATGAAAATCTTTTGAAAATTAATTTTCCAGAAGTTCTTGCTGTATCAGCTTATGGCGGTCAAGATGTAGATCCTCCACAATATGGTCGGGTGTTTGTTGCAGTTGACATTGATCAAGTTGATGGCTTACCAGCAAGTAAACGAGATGAGTATTATAGTTTCTTAAAGACTAGATGCCCAGTATCAATTGAACCAATTATCATTGAACCAGAAATGATATATGTCTATATCACAAGTCTTGTTCGTTACAATATTAACACTACAGATTTGTCAGCCGGTGATATTAAATCATTTGTTCTATCAGCTATTAGCACTTATTCTAGTACTTATCTGAATGATTTTAATAAAACATTAAGATATAGCCAATTAGTCACAGCTATTGATAATGCAGATGAAAACATTGTTGGTAATGAAACCGACATTGAAGCAGTTAAGAAAATACGTCCACAATTGAATAGTAATACTCCTATAGTATTAGATTTTAATTTTGCTTTAGAGAGTGGTGTTACTTCCGGTAAATTGCGGCATAATAATAGAAGTACTAGTCCAGTATTTTCTACTAGTTTTGATTTTCAAAATCAAGTTGCTAGATTACAAGATGATGGTTTAGGTAGTCTTAATATAGTAAAAGCAGATAGTGCTTCAATTGAGAAATTAGCTCCGGCTGGAACCGTCGACTATACAACTGGAAGATTGAATATTACAGGATTAAATATCCAATCATATTATGGTTCAAGTATTAAGATATATGTTAGGCCTTTGCTTAAAGATATATTCTCAACTAAGAATTCAATACTTCAGATAGTAGCAGATGACGTTGAAATTGCAATTGAACAGGTTCGTATATAATGAAAGATATTGAAAAAAATATATCGACTTTAATTCAGTCACAATTTCCTTCTTTTTATAATGAAGAAGGAGAGTTGTTTATTGCGTTTGTTAAAGCATATTATGAATGGTTAGAGGAAAATGGAAATACTCTTTATCATTCACGTCGTCTTTCAGAATATAGCGATATCGATAGAACTTTAGATACTTTCATAAAGCAATTTAAAGAACAATATTTAAAAAATATTGTATTTACAACTGATTCAAATAAACAGCTTTTTATTAAGCATGCATTAGAATTCTATAAATCTAAAGGATCGCAAAGATCTATAGATCTATTCTTTAGATTAGTATATGGTATCCCAGCACAAGTTTATGTTCCAGCAGATGACATCTTTAGGTTATCTGCTAGTGAATACACAACTCCATATTATCTTGAAATCACTGGTCATCCTGATAATATTAATTTTGTAGGAAGTCAGATTACAGGAGCTCTTTCTGGTGCTACGGCTTTCGTTGAAAAATTAATTAGAAAAAGAATCAACGCTCAAAACATTGATGTTTTTTTCATATCTAATATCAATAAAGATTTTCAAGTCCATGAACCAATTTCTTATTCTAATAACTTCACAGATTCTCCAAGAATAATTGGATCTCTTTCTAGATTTGAAGTAATTGCAGGTGGTTCAGGATTTGCTGTAGGAGATATTGTTGATATTGATTCAACTACTACAGGAGCTCAAGCAAAAGGTCGAGTAACAGAAGTTACTAACGTTACAGGTGTTGTTGAATTTGCTTTGGTTGATGGCGGTTGGGGTTTTTCTACTAATGCTCAAGTCATTGTGTCTGAGAGAGTATTAGTTGTTAATAATGTGATTATGGCAAATACCTCTGTTCCAAACACATATTTGCTATTTGAGAAAGTTACACAACCTTTAGCTAATATCATATTCACAACGATGACTGGCGCATTTGCTTCAAAAGAAGTATTTCAAAAATACCATTCAAATGGTTCACTTGCAGCAAATGGAAGAATTTTAGCAGTCACTCAAAATACTGTAACTAAAACTGGTGAGTTATTAGTCAATACGAACAGAGGAAATGTTGAACTTGGAACAAGCACAATCTATATAACGGGTAATGCAACATTTGCTACGGCTACAAGCATTACTGATAAGACAGCAACCGCAAATGTTATGGGTGTTTCGAGTAATGTAGTTTTATATTGCTATGATTCACATGGTTCATTTAAAATAAATGATGAAGTTTACCAAGGAAATTCAACAGTTGAATGGGCAAATGGCATAGTCTACGATGTAATAGGAACATCAGCAAATCTAGCATTAACTGTATCTAATGTCAATGGGGTATTCCGACCATCCGTTGCAAATGTATACACAAGGGCTTCCATTTCTACATATGCACAAGTAAATTCATTTTCTACAACCATTGGCGTTTATGATGTTGATAATGCATTTTCAAAACTTGAATCTAATTACATTAGAGCTCAAGTTCCATCTGGGTTTGTAGTTGTTTCTACTGGTGGTGCTGGATTTGTTAATGCTCAAGCATTAACTTTGATTGGTGATACTTCAACTATTAGTACGGCTACTGCCACAGCTACTACAAATGCTACTGGTGGATTAACAAGAGTAACCATTACATCTGGATTATCTAATTACATAGATA